TAGCTGTGGATAGTTCTTTTGCAGTAAGTCATAAACAGTAATGCCGTACTGGTTGGTCTTGTTTAACTGATCTACGGAAGCCGTAGCGCAAGCCAAAGTGATAGGCGTTGACGTTGGATCAATCAAGTCTTTCGATATAGTACGCAAAAGAGATAGCGCAGTTTTGATCTGCTCATAAATCACTTCGGCGGTACTTGCTGCCCACGTTGCCCCAGATGTTTCATACGCTGCGAGCGATGGATCATTTAAAAGACCGTAAACATTCGTATCATTGCCAGACTTATAGCCGTTAAAGCCCACATCGTTACGCTGAATATTTAAAGACATAACCGCCGCCGCTCGTTTTTCAGAAGCGCTGTCGATGTCGATTGCTGAACTGCGTGCCTCTTCCAGCTTGCCTACTCGGAAGCCTTCTTCAAAACGCACAACACCACGACGAACATAATTTACATTCCAGCTAGTCAAGTGAGTATTTGAATTATCGCCATACTCTTTGGCTTCACCGGCATGCTCTAAGGTTTTTTGAACGATCTCATGATCAGCCCAGTTACCAGCCGCAGTAACACCCAAAATTTCGTCAATCTTAACGGGTGCGGTAGCTGTGGCAACAAATCCCGGCAACCATGTTTGAAGCTCTTGGTTAGGCGCAGGAATTGAAGCAGTACCCAAAGGCGAAACCGGTGCAGCGTCAAACGCCATACCATTAAGACCAATTGCAAACTTATCTAACTGGCGGTAAGCCGCGTCGTTCTTGTCAGCCGTAAACGAACGAGCGTTACGACCTGAAATATGAGAATGTAACTTACTTACGTTCATATTAAGCTCCTGTTAGCGTAATGACTGCAAGGCCAATACCGCTGATTGATTTGTGAGAGATTACAGCATTTGCAATCTGAGTTTGACCTGTGCTTGCAGTGCCAGCACCCAAAGCGCCTGTAGCATTAACGTAGAATACGCCATCGCCAATATCACCGCTTTCAAAAACAGTAACATTAACAACAATAGTACCCATAGTTAATAGCTCGCCAGAAGCACCATCTTCTACTGCGAGAGTAGCATCAAGGCCAGCGGCTGATTGTGCTTTAGGATTGATAAGGATACCGGCGAATGCGTTAGTACCACCAACCACTGCCAATGTATCGCTTGAGTGAGTGTATGCGTTGCCAATAGTAGTAGCAGTGCCACCACTGTCAATAGGCATCGTTTTTACGCGTGTTGGCTCGTTATTGTAAAGCTCGCCTACAATACCGCCTGCCATTTCTGTTCGTACTTGTGTTTGAAAAGACATTATTTGCCTCCGTTAAAGTATGATTTTAGTGAGTCAAACTGAGGTGCTGAATCTTGAGCAACAGCCACGGTTTCTTTTTGAGATGCTTTCAAGTAGCCCTTAACTGCTGCTACCTCTTCGCCAGCATCACAATCAAGACCTAGCTTTTCAGCGCCATATTTGGCAACTTCGTTCAGCGTCATTTCAGAATGGTCGAAAGCGCCAACATGCGTTGATAAACCACTAACCAAAGTGTCTCGTTGCGCAGCTCGCTGAATAAACAGCTTCTCGCCGTTGGTCTGCAAGTCAGCAATTTTTGCTTCCATTGCATCCATAGCGGCTTTCATGTCGCCGGTTTCTTCGTCTTCTTTTTCCGATTCGTCTTCCGACTCCTCAGACATATCTTCTTCTTTGCTTTCGTCTTCGTCTTCAGACGGCTGCATTCCTGCAACAATCTCAGCCAAAGCATCCAGCTTTTCAATTACTTGCGCAAGAGTCATTTCTTCATCCTGTGCCTTTTCTTCGGGTGTATCGCTCATCACGAAATCTCCACTATCTACGGTTAAAATAAAATGATCTTGCACTTTTACATCGCTACCCATACGCCCTTGATCAACCAGCGCCAAGTGATTGCCGCGTATATCAGTTTGAACAAAGTCATATCTTTCTCCATTAAAATTACCGCTCTTTTTTTCGTACTTACAGCGATAACCTAATGATAATTCTTGCTTACCTGCTTCTATTTCGTTTTTTAGACGCTCAGAAAATACCTTGATATTACCTTTTAAAATGCCGTCATCAAACTTAACATCCTCTCCAACAACGCCATGAACACCCTTCTCTTCAGCCGGTGTACCGCTATCACCTAAAAACTCATGGTCATCTATCCACGGTACTAGCTTAAACGAATCAATGGTGTCGGAATTATTCAGCTCTGCTTCAGGACGAAACACGCTGTACAGCTCGTCAGGCGTTAAGCCAAAATCGCCGTTGCTGTCGATGGTTGAGCCAAGATAAGGGAATACGCCGACTTTGCTTATCGGGTTATCCTTTACTTCAAACCAGCCATTAATGTCATGCTGTCTCTGGCTCATATATTGGTCTCATAATGCACTTACAATTAATTGCTTGTGCTGGTAATCCACGCTCGCCGGTTTTATTATCAATAACCGGCGGGTTTTCTATTTCGTATATTTTGCCATTTAATACGTTTTTATGCAAACTTCGCGGGTTTTGTCCACCCCCACTATGAATCCATTGGAATTTTTTTATTCCGCTGCGAGTCATTTTTACTTGTGTTAACGACGTATTAGCCTTTCTTGTTTGGTCTAGCGCCACGTTCTTAGCTTTGTTTTTTAGCTTTAGCGCTTCTTTCTTTAGCGAAGCTTGTATTTCTTTTTGCGATACCTCAAGCCCACCCTTTTGAATCGATCGCTCCATTACTCCCTTAATGTTTTCGAGGTAATCGCTATTCATGCTGGTGATCAAATCGACATTAGCAGAAATCAAAGATTTAAACTCGTCAGTACCTGCCGCTGGCTTGAACACCAAACCTTCTACGCTTTTGTTTAGCGAGTGGCTGCTTTCCTTGTCCGTTCTATTAACCATGCGACCAGCGTACAGCTTGGACTTTTCCTTTATCACCTTATCCAAGAATTTTAGTAGCTTAGAAAAGCCCATACGCAACTGACTAGCAACACTAGCATCGCCGGTATAAAACTCTTTTGCAGCCTCCCCCCGAAGATAGCGAGCGACCTCTTTTTCTGTCTCCTTAACGACAAAATCAGATAACCGCTGCAAGTCCTTTCGGTACTTAGACCTTACTGTCGTATTCGGTATAATCGGCTTCGTCATCTTCGACCGGCTCTATATTGAATCCACTGTCTTTGTCAGCGGCTAGTGTGTTTCTTACATCGTCAGCACTTAAAGCGCCACCAGCCTGATACCCTGTTGCCGTTCGCATATCTGCCTCGCGTATCTGCGCCGACTCTAACGCACTAGGGCTGTCTAACTCAGGCCACAAGATGCAAACCTCTTCAACCTTTGCTTTGCCTAGATGCTTTTGCAGCGCCTGATAGTGACGGTCTAGCAGTGGCTCGAACGAATCGCTCTGTATTGACTCAAGCGTGGCGTGGTACGACTTGCGCTCACCTTCACCAGTAGCGTTAAATCCTTTGGGTGTTGTCTCTAATAGCTCGCTAGCCGGAATGCCAGCAATAGAAGCGACCAGCTGGTATTGCGTCATTATCACCGCATCAAGGTCAGCAAGTGACGTATCGTGCTGCTGATAATCTTCACCCTCCCCTTTTGGCATTACGCCGTAATTATCTGAAAACTCCGATACGCTTCTCATTCTTTTGTCGAATGCGGCCTTGTCAGACATCATTGCCGATATGTCCGTTGTCATCACGCGAGTACGCTTACTGCTTGCAAGCATAGGCGCTTCATTCGCTGTGCGTTCAGCCGCATATACTCGCTTGTATATTTCTTGTGTTAAGGGTAAGCCGCCGTAGTTATAGGTTGGCTTCAGAATGTCTGGCAGCTCTTTGGTGACTGTGATTATTAAATGGCTATGGTGAATATCCTCACCGGCAACATTCCACTTTTTAGGCTTGTAATAATCTATAGCCGATGGATTACTAGCATTCACATCAATAGGTGTCATCCAGTATGGATCTATTTGCGATATACCCAAATACTGACCTTTTCTAATTGCGTCGATATTAAACGGCTTGGAATAGTCAGCACCTTCGTATCGAAGCATGGCAACACGAACACCAAAGCCGCGCTTAAAATACTCGTACTCGATGAGATTTTTAACGATGTTATATTTTTTGTCGTGCGAATGCAGCTCTTTGGCTAGCCCTTCATCCATGTTGGCTAACTCAAAACCATT